GCAGTTGCTCACGGTGCATTCGCAGGAACCGCTGTTGCGGCTCAGGCTGGTGCTGGCGTGACTGGTGCAGGCACCACGGTCAACCCAACCTATACGGACCTTGCGAAGCTGAAGGCGTCTGTGAACCAGGCGTACCGACGCGCACCAAAGTCGGGTTGGTTGATGAACGACACGACGCTCGGCGTTGTGACTGGTCTCGTTGATACAACGGGCCAGCCAATCTTCCGCGCAGGCGATAGCAACACACCTGACCGACTGTTGGGTGCGCCTATCTACAGCGCAGCGTTGATTGACCTGACCGACGACACCGCAGGTTCAATCCTGTTCGGTGACCTCGGACAGATTTACACCGTCCTCGTGGGCGGCGTGTCTGTAGAAGTTTCGCGAGAGTTCGCCTGGAACTTGGGGCTTATTAGCTTCAAGGTTCAGGTGCGCGGCGCGACTGGGCTTTCGCAGGCCTCAGCCGTCAAGAGCTTCAAGTCAGCCAACGTCTAATCGTTTAGACGCTTAGGTTGAGCGGCAGGGAGTCGGGCTTCGGCTCGGCTCCCTGTTGCATTAGCGGGAGGGTTTATGGACATCTTCAAGAAACTCAAGGAACTGGTAGACGCTAGAATCAACGCAGAGGCACCAACGCGGCACGTAGAGCGTGCCGTAGTCATAAGGTGGGGCAAGACAGCCACCTTGAAGCGAACGCCTGTCAGCGGGCGGGAAAAGGGGAAAAGCGAGTGGCGGTAAGGGCGGCTCAGTACGCGGTCGGAAACACTGCGGTCCTTGTCGCCGTTGGCAACAGCGGCGGCTCAAAGGTCTACCTTCATTCGCACGGCGGTCAGAACCACGCGGTCTTCATCGGACCAGCCACCGTGACAGCGGCCAATGGCTTCGGACTCCACGACAGCCTGACCAACGAGTTCTATCTTCCTGAAGGTGAGCGCCTGTATGCTATCCATACCGACGCTGGTCCAGAAACTCTCTACGTCCTACAAACCGGAGGCATCTAAATGTCATACGCAAGTCTCGCCGAGTTCAAGGCTGCAATCGGGATCAGCGACAGCTCCGACGACACGGCGCTGCAGTCTGTCCTCGATGCGACCGACGCACTCATTGACCTTTACACCGATCGCAAGAACGGCTTTGGCACAGCGACACAAACGCGCTACTACACGGCAACCGACTACCAGTACGTCCTGATTGACGACCTTGTAAGCATCACGACGTTGCAGACGGATGACGACGGCAACGGCACCTACGAGACGACGTGGACGGTGGACACGGACTACAACCTCGCGCCTGGCAATGCCGCGCTTGATGGGTTTCCGTACAACGAGATTGACGTGTCGGTCAACTGGCCGCGCAACTTCCCACGCGACGTCTACCGCGGCGTCAAGGTGGTCGGCGTCTTCGGATGGCCCGCAGTGCCAAGCGCCGTGAAGCAAGCCGCAATCATTCAAGCCGGTGCAGTGTGGTCAAGCCGCACCTCGCCGTTCGGCGTGATCGGCTCGCAAGACCTCGGCGGCATCATCCGCCAGACACGCGCACTGCACCCTGAATCTCAAGTCTTGCTTGAGGCATACCGCAAGCGCGAAGGGTTGGCTCGCTAATGGCACTAGGCAATACCTTCAACATCACCATCAACCAGGGCGCAACCTTTGAGCTGACAATTACGTGGAAGGACTCGGCTGGCACCGCAATCAACCTGAGCGGGTACACCGCACGGATGCAGGTGCGCGAGACCTACTCGTCAACGACGCCAATCGTTAGCCTAACAAACGGCGCTGGCATTACGCTCGGCGGCGCTGCCGGCACGATCGCCATTGTCATCTCCGCAACCACGACCGCTGCGCTCGCTGCGCCATTCAGCGGTGTGTATGATCTTGAAATCGTCAGTGCAGGCGGCGTGGTGACGCGCTTAGTTCAAGGCACTGCAACAGTGTCTGCTGAGGTGACTCGATGAGCATTGTCTACATCAACGACACGCGCACAGAGATTGTCGTTCAAGCACCTGGACCCGCAGGCGCGCAAGGTCCGACAGGTCCTGCAGGCGCAACTGGTCCAGCGGGTAGCGCAGGTCCTGCTGGTTCTGCTGCCACCATTGCCGTCGGCACTGTCACATCTGGCACGGCTGCCGCAGTCACCAACAGCGGATCATCCTCCGCCGCAGTCTTCAACTTCGTCCTTGTGCCTGGAGCAACAGGTGCTACGGGGGCAACCGGCTCGACAGGAGCTGCAGGATCAGCCGCAACGATCGCGGTTGGTAGCGTCACATCTGGCACCGCAGCCGCCGTCACGAACACTGGGTCTAGTTCCGCCGCTGTCTTTGACTTCACGCTAGTACCTGGCGCAGCGGGTTCGGCGGGTCCTGCAGGCTCTGCCGCGACCATCACCGTTGGCGCGGTCACGCAAGGAACTGCAGTTGCGGTCACCAACGTCGGATCAAGCTCAGCAGCAATCTTTGACTTTGTTCTTGCAAAGGGAGACAAGGGAGATCAGGGCGATCCAGGCGACACAGGTCCTGCGGGAGCAACAGGCGCAACTGGCGCAACTGGAGCCGCAGGCTCCGCTGCGACGATCGCCGTCGGCACCGTCACGCAAGGGACAGCGGTTGCGGTCACGAACACAGGCTCCTCCTCCGCTGCGGTCTTTGACTTCGTGCTTGTCAAGGGAGACACTGGCGACACGGGTCCTGCTGGCGCGACAGGCGCGACAGGCGCCACGGGCGCAGCGGGTTCCGCAGCCACAATCGCTGTTGGAACCGTCACCTCAGGAACTGCGGCAGCCGTCACGAACTCTGGCTCGTCGTCTGCGGCCGTCTTTGACTTTGTTCTCGTGCCAGGTGCAACTGGAGCCACAGGCGCGACAGGCGCCACGGGAGCGACAGGAGCCGCTGCAACTATTGCGGTCGGCACGGTTATCACTGGCACCGCTGGCTCCAACGCCACTGTCACCAACGTCGGCAGCTCTGGCGCGGCAATCTTTGACTTCTCAATCCCGCAAGGCGTTGCTGGATCAACAGGCGCGACAGGCGCAACTGGTGCGACAGGCGCTCCAGGAACTGGCGTGCCGGTCGGCGGGACTGCAGGGCAGGTTCTTTCCAAGATCAACGCAACTGACTACAACACGCAGTGGATTGACTTCACGGCTGGCACTGCCGCCACTGGCGGCGTGTTCGGCGTCACCACGCTTACTGACTCCGTAGCCTCGACCTCTACGACAACGGCCGCAGTGCCGAACAGCGTCAAGACTTCTTACGATCTCGCCACCACAAAGGCAAAGGTCAGCGTCGGCACGGCGCAGCCAGTCACGCCAAGCACTGGCGACGTCTGGGTAGATACGGCTGGAACGGCAACGGCAATCAACGCCGTCCCGCTCGCCGCACTGACTGGCACTGGCGCGATGATCTATGGCGCAGGTGCTGGTACGGCAGCGACACTTGCCATCGGCAGCACCGATCAGCAACTTGTCGTCTCAGGCGGCGTGCCAGCGTGGGCGACAAGCCCAGACATTGCGAAGAACACGCTGACGACGACTGGCGACATCATCTACGCCTCTGGCTCAGCAACCCCTGCTCGACTTGGAATCGGAACCGCTTCGCAGGTACTAAGCGTCTCAGGCGGCGTGCCAGCTTGGACGACGCCGAGCGGCGGTGGCTATTTTATTGAGTGGACAGGCACAAAAGCGGGAACCGCGCTTGGCGTTCCAACAGGAACATATGAAGTTCGGAATGCAGGAGGTGGGGTCACAAACGTGACGATTGGAGGATTCAATCGCACGATTGCGCAGTATGAAAGTTTCAAGATCGCGGCAACTTCAGAAATGACTGACTTTGGCGTTGCATCGCCGTTCACAATGGGAACAACCACCGTTGACTCTACTGGAACCGCTCTTGACATCGGCACAGCTTCTGCAGCCGTTTATGGCAGTGGATTATATCTAGTCGGAAAAAATACAGGAGGGAACTCGCTCTATTCAACCAACGGGACAACGTGGACAAAGTTCACCATAGACGGAGTAAATAATCGCACTCTTGAAGAGTTTGCCTATGGAAACGGAAACTATGTTGCCGCCGCAGGGGGAGCCGGCAGCGTCTATAAATCAACATCTGGCACGGCAGGATGGACTGCAGTGAGCGCTGCATTTAGTTCTCCAGCTTCAAACGAAACTAGGTCAGTACTGTATGGCGGAGGGACTTGGGTTGTTGTCGGCGACGCGGGTGCCTTGTCAACTTCAACTGATCTTGTGACATTTACTCAGCGAACATCAAACATCACGGGTCAGCGCTTCAATCAAATCGCCTACAGCGGCAGCCTATGGGTGGTAGTAGGAGGAAACCCAAGCCTGATCACATCTTCTGACGCAACAACTTGGACTACCCGCACTAGCGGCTTCTCTGGAGAGATTCGCGGGGTTGCCTACGGCAACGGCTTGTTTGTTGCAGTTGGTGACAGCGGGGGAATGATTACATCAACCGATGGAATCAGTTGGACTGCAAGGACGTCTCAGTTCAGCACGACCAGGATTTGGAATGTTGTCTACACCGGCAGTCGCTGGTTCGCGGTTGGTGAAAGCGGCAAAATGTCAACCTCTACAAACGGCACGACCTGGACTTCAGAGACTTCAGGGTTTGGAGCGACTGGAAACATTCAGGCAATCGCTTACGGCGGAGGCAAGTTATTCGGGGCGGCAGGGTACTCTGCTGCAACGCCAGCCATTGGAACTAAAGTATTGGCAACCAGTGCAGTCTTCAATCCAGTGACCTATTCGGATTTGGGGTAAGAGATGAGATACCGATACGAGATTGACGGTCAGAACGTTGTGAGGGTTTGGGACGACGAGAACCCAAACGAGAACGGCGCACCCTTTTTCTTGCAAGACGTTCATCCTGACGGACGACCGTGGGTAGATCGTGCAGAGGCGCAGGCGTGGCTAGATAACTTTATTGCGGGCCTAACCAGCCCAGTGGAGGAATAAGTGGCAAACATCCCAAAGGTCTGGAACGGAACGGCGTTCATTGAACTGGAGGCTGCGGCCACGGTTGCGCCGGCAGCGTCTACGACCGTGGTCGGCATCGTCCAGCTCACCGACTCAACCTCGTCCACCTCGACCACAACGGCGGCTACGCCGAACAGCGTGAAGTCAGCCTTTGACTTGGCTGGCACGGCAATCCCGAAGAACACGGTCACGACCGCTGGCGACATTCTTTACGCTTCTGGCTCGGCGACGGTTGCTCGACTTGCGGTCGGTGCAACCGATCAGGTGCTAGTCGTCGCTTCTGGTGCGCCTGCGTGGGCATACAAGCCGAATGTGGCTGTCAACGCGCAGACTGGAACTGCCTACACGATTGCGCTCACGGACTCAGGCAAGTTGGTGGAACTATCTAACGCCGCTGCGATCACGCTCACCGTGCCAACGAACGCGACTACGGCGTTCCCGACTGGGACACAGATTGACCTGCTGCAGACCGGCGCTGGTCAGGTGACGGTTGGCGGAGCAGGCGTGACGCTGCAATCTGAAGGTAGCAAGTTGAAACTGAAGGGTCAGTACGCCGCCGCGACGCTCATCAAGCGCGCGACGGATACCTGGGTGCTGATCG